CGCATACGATTTGCGAATAGAGCCTTGAAGTAATTCAGTCGGAGGGCGACCTCCGTGCCGTTGTGACATTTTTCTCCGAATTCCATGTCCAGGCCAACATTGAGGAATGCGTAACGGATGCGTGTCTCGCGGTTCTCGAGGGAGCCACACCGGACAAGGTTGCTGATCGCTTCCTGCACCATCGAGATCAACGATTCCGACTCAGTTATGTGCTGGGCGGATGGCGAAAGTCCGATCAGCCAACTGGCGAAGACGAATTCTCCTTTGAGGAAGACGAGGAAAGCGTAAGCCAAGAATCTGAGGGAGGTCTTAGCGAGGCCGAGCGGATAAAAAACCGGCAAGCACTAGAGACATACCTGGACCGCATCGAGACTTTAACGAAGCGCGTGCACGCTGCGCTGTCGCGCGATCTTGATGTGGACCTAGCGAAAGTGAGGGGCGCGGATCGGGAGGCGGCAAAACAGCTGATCGAAGAGAACTTTGAAGCGTACCTGACAAGAGATGAGGACTTCCACGAACTCGTTCAGGATATCCTCGAAGGTGTCCAGGCTCGCTTCGATCTCGTAGAGGCGGGTGAGTTGCATCGCCGGCGTTCCGGCTGGCCGGAGTACTGGCTGTTCGACTCCAATGACCGCGCTGAATTCATTCGACATATTCGGTGGTTCTCCAGCAATTATTGGCCGCATTTCGGCCGGCTCCTTACTCCTCTCGTGCAGGGAATGCGCGTCATCGGCCCTCTATTCCCCGAGATCGCCGACCTCCGGCCGCGCCTTGCTCTGATCGATGGACAGGGCCTCGGACACACGCCGGACTCCTCGTCGAGCATCACCACCCATATCACTCGCCGTTTCGGTCAGGTCGACGTCATTCTTCTGGTGGACAACGCGCAGCAACCAATGCAGGCGGCCCCCCTTTCGGTCCTGCGAACGGTTGCCTCGAGTGGCCACCACGAGAAACTGGCGATTGCGTTCACTCATTTCGATCAAATCAAGGGCCAGAGCCTGCCGACGTTCGCGGAAAAGCGCGCCCACGTCATGGCATCCGTGATGAACGCACTGTCGGGCTTGCGTGACGTTCTCGGCGCTCCCGTCGTCCGGTCGGTCGAGCATGGCATCGATGGCCGCTGTTTCATGCTGGGCGGCATTGACCGATCGCTATCGAAGCTGCCGGCGCGGGCCGCGGCCTATATGAGAGATCAGCTGGCCGAGCTCGTCGGTTTCTTCGAGAGCGCCATCCTGCCCCCGCCCGCGGCCGAGGCTTCGCCGGTCTATGACCCCACTGGGTTGTCCTTCGCCGTCCAGGAGGCCGTCAGCAAGTTCCAAGGCCCATGGCTGGCGAGACTGGGTCTCGGCACCTACGAAGGGGTGCGCAAGGAGCACTGGACCCGCGTCAAAGCGCTCAATCGGCGCATCGCAGGTGAGATCGACGTCGAGTACGACACCTTGAAGCCCGTCGCCGACCTTGTCGCTCGTTTGACGGAATCCGTTTCCCGCTTCCTTGACAATCCAATCGAATGGACCCGAGAAGCAACGGATGAAGACGAGGAGCAGGCCGCTATTGCAAAGGTGAGGCGTGCGGTCTCTGCTGCCCTGCACGATATGGCGGTTCGGCGCTTGGTAGAGGATCATCTCAATGAATGGCGCACCGCTTACGACAGCCCAGAGTACCGCGGTTCCGGCTCGACGTTCCGGAGAGCGAAGGCGATCCGTAACATCTACGATGAGGCTGCTCCGCTCCCCGATGCCGTTATGACGGCATTATCGGTGGCGTTCCTTGCGGAGATCAGAAGGATCGTGATCGCGGCGATCGAGGCCAGCGGCGGGTACGTCCGCCTCGGTGACGCGGCGTACCGGAAGGAGCGGAAGGCATCTTGAACCTTCTGCCGTCGGTGCCGCTCGGCGGGCCGGCCACCGTCGCCAACCGCGATGTCCGCGCGATGCGCCCATCTTGAAACAGAAGACTGGCACCATCCCCTGGATCCCGCATGACGATGCGATCACCCCGCAGGACATCCAGGGGGTGCGCGGCTTCGGGATGAGCGACGCCGCCGATCCGCTGGCCACGGTGATGGAACGGAAGCTCACCCGCATGCGCGTCAAGCACGCGCAGACCCGCGAATACATGGAGGTCAATGCGCTCAGGGGCATCGTCAAGGACGGCGCCGGCACCACCCTCTACAACTACTTCACCAAGTTCGGCCTCTCCCAGCAGTCGGTCGACTTCGTCCTCGGCACCGCCGGCACGCAGGTCCAGGCCAAGATCCGCGAGGTGCTGCGCAAGATCGAGACCGAGCTCAAGGGCGAGACGATGACCGGCGTGTTGGCCCTCGTCAGCCCGGAGTTCTTCGACAAGCTGATCGGCCATGCCAAGGTCGAAGACGCCTACAAATACTTCTCCTCGACCGGCGCCCAGCCGCTGCGCGAGGACACCCGCCGCCGCTTCCCCTTCGCCGGCATCGTCTTCGAGGAGTACAACGCCACGGTGACGCTCTCGACCGGCTCGACCGAGACGCTGGTGCCCGCCGGCGAGGGCATCGCCTTCCCGATGGGCACGCTCGATACCTTCGTCACCTATGGTGCTCCGGCCAACCTGATCGAGACGGTAAACACCATCGGCCTGCCGATGTACGCCCGCCAGCTGGCCCGCCCCGACGGCAGCGCGATTGAGGTCAAGACCGAGGCCTCGGTGCTGCCCATCAACAAGCGCCCGCGCCTCGCGGTGAAGATCACCTCCAGCAACTGATGACCGTCTTCACCGCGGCGATCGACGCACTGTTCGCCGATCCGAACCTGGGCCTCGATGCCATCTACCGCGTGGGCGGTACCGATCCCGGTGTGCCAGTTCGCGTCATCGTCCGGCGGCCGGATCGGGTGGGCGACTTCGGCGAGACGCGCATTGTCGCCGAGACGTTGCTGATCGACGTTCGCGTCAGTGACGTCGCCGCCCCGGCGGACGGCGACATCTTCGATATTGGCGGCGAGGCCTTTGCGGTTCAGGGCGAACCGATCCGCGACGCCGAGCGGCTTGTCTGGACGATCGAGGCGCGGCCCCAATGAGGCTGCGGGCGGCCATTCAGGGCGATCTGAACGCGCTGTTGAAGGCCGAACTCGGCGCCGCCGAGCGGGCGGTGACCGCCGGTATTCGCGAGGCGACGGACGGATTGAAGACCGAGTTGCGTGGCCAGATCACCGGCGCCGGTCTCGGCTCGCGGCTGGCGAACACCTGGCGCGGCGAGGTGTATCCGAAAGGCCAACCCAGCATCGGCGCCGCCGGCTACGTCTGGTCGAAGGCGCCGGGCCTGGTCCGCCTGTACGCCGAAGGCGCGGTGATCCGCTCGAAGCAGGGCCTGTTCCTCGCCATCCCGACACCGGCCGCCGGCCGCTTCGGCGATGGGCGGCGGAAGATCACCCCCGGCAGTTGGGAGCGCATCCACGGGCTGCGGCTGCGGTTCGTCTACCGCCGAGGCAGCCCAAGTTTGCTGGTGGCGGACAACGCCCGCCTGACGAAGCGCGGGCGCGCCGTGGCGAACATCGGCCGTCGCCAAGGCGCCACATTCTCCCGGCTCGCGGGACGAACGACGGTTCCGCTGTTCATCCTGGTGCCGCAGGTGATGGTGCGGAAACGTCTCGACGTCGACGGCGCGGCGCGGAAGTGGATCCGGGCGCTGCCGCTGCTCGTGCTGCGGCATTGGCCACGATGAGAGTCAACCGAAGAGGTCGGCGTGAGTTCCGGTTCGGACGAGGATAACCGCTGTCTCGGTTTCGTCCCAGATCAGCAACCAGTCGGGCTCGATGTGACATTCCCAGAAGCGGTTCCACTCACCGGAAAGCCGATGCGGCCGGTGACGGGCCGAAAGTGGCTCGCCACGGCTCAAGCTATCGACGACACCCCACAGCTTGTCGAGGTCCTTGCCACGCTTGCCGGCTTTCTTGATGTCGCGTTCGAACCCACGAGTAGTCTTGATCGACCGCATCAACGGTGCGCAGCTTTCAACGCCTCAAGATCCCGCCACTCCGTCAGGTCGCGCCCGTCTACCGCATCCTGCATCGCCGCCCTTGTCTCGGCGTTGGGCAGTTCAACCGCAAACGGCAGTCCGTGTTTCAGCGTCACCTGCTTGTAGAACAGCGTGATCGCCTCGGTCGGCGTCAACCCGAGTTCCTTGAGCACGGACTCCGCTGCCTGCTTGAGCTCGGGCTCCACGCGTGCCCGGATCATTTCGGTTTTCGACATGGTCATCGCCTCCTGGCGACAATGTATCACAATTGGGGAACATTGCCATGGCCAGTCGACGTGAGCAGGTTCTCTCGGCGCTGTTCGGCCGGCTGCAACTGATCCCGCTGGCCGTCGTCAAGCGCAACGAGGCGCTGCCACAGGCGGTGCCGGCGGGTGGCCTTGTCATCCTGCGAGACGGCGACCCGGGCGAGCCGGACGTGACGCTCAACCCGCGTACCGAATTCTACGCCCATCGCGCCGAGATCGAGGCGTTCGTATCCCAGCCGGCCGGCGGCGGGGGCGAGGCATTGCTCGACAGTTTGCTGACCGAGATCGGCGCCGCGTTCGCCACCGACCGCAGCCTCGGCGGCCTCGCCGAGAACTTGTTCTTGTGCGCGCCGGAGACGTCGGTCCTCGCCATCGAAGGCGCCGCGCCGGTCCTCACCGCCCGCATCACCGTCACCATCGAGTACCTGGTCAGCGATCCGCTGGCTGCCTGACCTCCCACTACCGGAGAACCACCATGCCGAAAGTCCGCGCTTACGGCGCCGACGCGACGCTGAAGGCTTGCCGCGAGACGGCGTACGGCGTCGCGCCCGCGAGTGGCTACCGTTCGCTCGACTTCAAGTCGACGGATCTGTCATCGGAACAGCCGCTCGGCGATGATCCGCTCTTGGGGCGCGGTCGCAACGCCCAGGACCCCTATCGCGGCCTGATCACGGATGAGGGCAAGGTCGAAATCCCGCTCGACCTGCGCGGCTCGGGCTTCTGGCTCACCGGCCTGTTCGGCGATCCAGTGACGACGCAGACGAAGGCGGCCGGTCATATCGCGTTTGCAGGCCAACCGGCACCGAACAGCACGATCACGATGAACGGCGTCACCTGGACGTTCGTCACCGGCACGCCTGCGGGCAATCAGACGCAGATCGGCGCCAACCTCGACGCGACGTTGACGGCGCTCGCCGCCGATCTCGACGGCTCGGCCGATGCGCAGGTCTCGAAGTGCACCTACACGGCGAACACG